GTTACCTTTTCAAACAGGTGGAGTTAATGTTAATAGGCAATTTGTTTTCATGTTCCGTGATGATAAACTATATACAATATATCGAATGATGTGGCCCGAATGAACCGCACTATCTTAGCTTTACCAAACGGTGACTTTACCACAGTAGAGCATATAAAAAAACACGGACCACTTCGAGTTGTTTGCCATCGTTTTAGAATGGGTGATGTAGAAGACCCGGACTTGTATGCCGCAGAACCACTTTGGCAATGGCAAACGAGTGAAATGGGCAAATGGGTAATGGCTAATGCTGTCCAAACTCCTAGTTGGCATAGAGACATTGATCCAACTACATATGGATATGCTTACTCAATCCGCGCAGAACTCTCGCCCAAAAATTATACATATTGGTGGCTCAAGTGGGGTCACGAATTTGACTCACAAAATAAAAGATAGTATAATAATATTTTATGAATTTGAAAGATTAAATAATGGAACGTAGACACTTGTATACTATTAAATGGACACAACCTTATGCTACAAGTCGTCAACGTCCATATCTCCGACAGTTACAAGAAGAAATGGAGATGGTAATCGAATCAATGCTGAAGTGTAATGACTTTACACAGGCAAATATAATTATTGAAAGGATTAAAAATGCAAGTAAGAGTTAAAGAAGACAAACAAGAATTTGGATCGTGTGGATGTGGTCGTAGCCCAGACGGTAAGTGCTGTGGTTGGCATGGACTTACTGAATCACAGTACAAAGAAGCACTAGAAAAGTATCTAACTAATCAACAAGATAAGGCAGGTAAGTCAGTTTGAATAATGACAAAATGAAAATAATTTTTGAGCCAGGATGTTTTGATGATTTTGAAGGCACACAGGAAGAATTAGATGAACTAGTTGCCGAGATTCAATCAATGTTTGAAGGCAAAACTCGAGAAGAAATAGAAGCCAATAGTTCTGAAGTAGACATTGACGAATTACTTGCCGATGATCCTGAATTAGCATTGAAGTTATTTGAAAAATTAGATAAAGAAAGGCCTTTGCAATGAGTTGGATAAAAAATAAATTAAGAGATTGGTTGATGAGTGATGACTCTTCACGGAGAGGCATCAAGGCTTCAAGAGGACAAGCTATTACTCTAGACGAGGACCACGAACACATGAGCAGTGATCCTACTATGCGTTTCAAAGTCTATAATGCCAGAGGTGGCAAGATTGTAGAGTTTAGCCGTTATGATCGTCAAAAGGATCGTAGTGAGCATGATTTGTATATTATTGGCAAAGATGAAGATTTTGGAGAAAGAATAGCCAAAATTGCTATGTTAGAAAGCATGAAAGACTGATATTTCGTAAATAACTTAACCGGAGAGTATTATGGATACATGGATTATGTGGATAATCGGATGTTCAGTTGCGTTTTGGATTGGCCAAGCAGTTGGAAGTCAGCTTACTAGTTATAGAATATTAAAAGCAATAGCCGATGACCCTGATGCATTTATTAATATTTCAAAGAAAATAAAAAAGATTAATGAAGCAACAACACACGAAGAATTAAATGCTATAGATATAAAGTCCTCAGCTCCTAAAGATGCTATTCTTATGGAAGTTGAAGAAATTAACGGTTATGTCTATGCTTACAACAAGGTAACTGGAGAGTTCCTATCACAGGCACATGATATTGAACAGGCTGTTAGAATAGCCAGTCAACGTTTCCCAGGCAAGACATTTTGGCATCCTAGTTTAGAGCAAAATCACCAAACAGCTTGAATAAAGATGTAAACTTTGTTACAATAGATACAGCTGATCAATTTCAGCATAATCTATATAGGAAAATAAAAATGTTTAAATTAAATAAAATCAACAAAGGCACAAAAACTTACAAGTTGTTCAATGCACTACAAGCTGGTGAAACATTGACAGCTAGTCAAGCTGAAAAGCGTTTTGGTATCAAGAATATCAGTGCTGAAGTAAGCCGTATTCGTCAAAGCGGTTACCCAGTATATGCCAACAGCCGTAAAGCTGGCAATGGTGTTGTCGTTACAGAATATGTAATGAGCCATGCAAGTCGCACATTAGTTGCCGCTGGTTACAAAGCATTGGCAATGGGTTTGGTTTAATACTAAACTAAGTTAGTCTAAAAGCCCGACTATGTTCGGGCTTTTTTTATATATAAAGCATGGCAACATATAAACATTTTCCAAATATTGGATTCGTTGAGCACGAATTCACAGTTAAACAACTTGCTCCTCTTCGAGCAGAAGTTGAAACAATACAAGCAGACTTTAGTAAAGCAAAAGATGCAACACACGGCTTGGCTGGAAATATAGAAAAAGAATTTGTTCTAAGTGATAAAACCAAATTATACTTGGAATATATTTTGATGTCGGCAGCTAGGGCCATGCACAATAATAATCCAGAATATATGAAAGGCGATGATTCAAAGATGCCTTCATTATATTTAAATTCAGCATGGGTAAACTTTCAAAAGAAACATGAATTTAATCCTACCCATGGGCACACAGGATTATATAGTTGGGTAATTTGGTTACAAGTTCCGTTCATAGCCGAAGATGAACTAAAAAGTGGCCCAGGTGCCAAAAGTAACCACCCAGTATCGGGACAATTTGCATTTAATTACACTGATACCAGCGGTCATATTATCAATCACGGTCTACCTGTTGATAAAACTTGGGAAAACAAATTGATACTGTTTCCTAGCAGTTTAATGCATAGTGTATATCCATTTTATAGTTCAGACGACTATAGAATATCAGTTAGCGGCAACTTTTATGTAAAAGAGACAGCAAATGGAAAACGATGATAAAGATTTAGTAGAGTTCGTAACAGAGTTAGATAATTTAATTGTTAAATGGGGAGATATCTATTCTGCCCATAATTTATCGGGTATATTGTTAAGTCGTGTTACACTACTAATGAGTACTGATCCAATTGTAGGTAAAGAGTTGCTCAAATTTGTTTGGAATAAATTGGACGAATTAGAGCAAAGTAATCCTAGTCAATACTTGTAAAATAGTTGACTTTTAGTTTCCTTAGTGTATAATATAATACATGCGATGCAAACTACGGTTAGTATTGCTAACTTAACTAAACTAAAGGAAAAAAATGAAAACTAAATTAGCGGTTAGAAACCCTAGAGCTCTGTCTCGACTTTTAAGTAATTACTCAATTCCATTCGATGCTAAACCTGGATACATCGATATGCGTAAGATGAGTCGAAATTTTCCCACAGGAGTCATTCCTTGGAAAGATATTGAAGATTTAAATGATGCTATTATTGGACCTGCTCCGGTAAAGCCAAACACAATCGATCCCCGCAACAATCCAAATTATACACTAGAGCTCGGTTGGGAACTGTTATCTCAATTTGGCATACTTACTGAAATTCAAAGGGATATGATTCCTGGACATATCTACAACATTGAACTAGAGTTTGATGGTAGAAAGATTTCAGTTATACTTGCAATGGAAGATCCTGTAACTAAATTGATTTGCCCATTTGATGGTCATCATACTGCCCGTGCAATAAGTAGACAAGGTTGGAAGTATGCTCCATGTTTTGTACTACGTGCACCACAAGAAATGATCGATCAAGATCCTATGGAAGCTCGTAAATATTTAATGCGTATTGCTGGAGAAGCATTCTTAAGCATTAATCTTACACACAAAAAAGGTGTGGGAGGCTATGACGCATACACGATCAAAGTTAACTTCGGTGATCCAGATGCTATCGCTATTAACAACATCTTGATAACAAATAATTGTCAAGCAGTACGTATTGCCAAAGATCCTGGCGATATTAGTCACTATCCAAATCTGTGGGCATCTTATGACTTGTTAGATAAGTCTAAAAATAAAGGTCGCTATTTGGATCTAGCATTAGATTTTCATCGTGCAACATTTCCATTGGAAACTGTATACGGTGCAACTATGATTGGTTTGGCTAATTTCTTTCACAAGTGTGAGAAACATAAAGTTACATTGAATCAACAATTCTTTGATGACTTAGGTTTGGCACTTAAAAATACGTATAAACTTAGTAAGTTTACACATGAAGGTTACAAGAAAGCCTATGAAACAGCTCATCCATATGGATCTGCAGGTGATGATTTAATTGTTACTTGTGGATTTGTACATACTTATAACAAACATGTTGCTAAGGTTGCATTGTATACACCTGAATTACAATTTAAGGTAAAATAATGATTGATTACTTATTTTACATCAAGGCTAATCCTATGGGTTCAAGCCTAAAGATTGGAATTAGTGCAATCGCTAATCTTAATAGTAGAGTAGGTACATACCAAAACAGTTTCGGGCCAGACTATGAAGAAAGGCTTGAAATTGTTTGGGTTGGTCCTGAGGAAGATATCCGCGAACTAGAACGTTTACTTAAAATTAAGTATCGTGCGAATATTGCAGGAACTAAACGAGGATTAACTGAGTGGATCAAAAATATTAAATTTGATACATTAGTTGAAGATATTGAAAATACTATTAAAGGGCTAGGTGTAGAAGTATCTCATCCTGATAAACATACTCAGCTTTTTGAAGAAGATTTATATAATTTAAAAAATATATATCTAGTAGAGGAAAAGCAGTAAATATCTGCATGAAGATATTAGTAACAGGCTGTAATGGCTTTATAGGTAAAAACATGACTGGCTGGCTTCAACAAGAAGAAGGTTGGTCAGTTGAAGGTTATGACTGGCATCCTGTTGAAAGACCGGATGTCAGTTCTTTTGACTGGGTTATACATCTAGGTGCCAAAGCTGATATGGCTGACAACGATGTAGAAACAATTCTTAAACAGAATTTAGATTTCAGTCAATGGTTATTTAATGAGTGCAATTATCATGGCACACATTTACAATATGCCAGTTCAAGTAGTGTATACGGTAATACTAAAGACTTTAGTGAGTATGCGCCTTGTTACCCTCAGACTCCGTATGCTTGGAGCAAATACTTGTTTGACCGCTGGGTTTTCCAACAACCTATGAGTATCTATGTACAAGGATTCCGTTATTTCAATGTCTACGGCAAATGGATGCATTTACGCGGAAACAGATCCAATGCTATAGAAAAATGGCGAACACAGGCTCGTAAAGAAGGTAAAATTACAGTTTGGGAAACAGCAGAACATATTAAAAGAGATTGGACTTTTGTAGGCGATTTGTGTAAACTTCAAATAGATTTTATTAAAGAAGTACGAGGATCTGGAATATGGAATGTAGGATCTGGACTAGCTCATAGCTTCTTAGATATTGCAGAAGAGATTGCTGAAGTGGAAGGTGTTCCTATAGAGTTTGTACCAGTTCCAGCAGAAGAAAAGGCTCGTATGCGTAATACTACAAAGGCAGACTTGACCCATTTAAAAGAAACAATTGGAAAACGCAAGTGGTTAAATGTATTTGAGTATATAAATACATAACTATGCGAATACTAGAAATAACTCTCCCAATTGAAGAACGTGGCAAAGCTCCACGTAGTTTATGTGTTAGTCGTATCCCAGATGACCAGTTAGGTGCTAGTCAATTAGCCAGCTGTAAAAGTCAAGGGCTACGTGCAAGAGACGGCGAAAAAAGCCATTTGATTGGGCATGGTTCTAGTAAAGTTCGTGTTACAGTTGGTGGCAAGAAAATCAAAGGCAAAAAGTATGGCGGTCCACTTCCTGATTATGGAACACGTAAAGGTCAACAATGAAAATTAAAGAACTATTAAAAGAAGATTTTAAAATTGATATACCAGATGGTCGTGCAAATCCAGCTGTAGCAGATATACAGAAAGCTCTAGTAGCATTAGGTTATGACGTAGGTCCTACAGGAATTGACGGAGTACGTGGTCCATATACACGAGCCGCAGTTAAGAAGTTTCAAGCAGATGTCGGAGTAACTGTAGACGGAGACCCAGGACCAGAAACTGTAAGTGCTTTAAATAAAGTTTTAGCATATAAACCTGAAATAGCTGACAAACTAACACATAGTACTAGTTCTGATGTAAAATATTCCGGAACCGGCTCTAAAGTTGATACATCTGCAATACAGGATCCTGATTTTAATACCAAACTTAAAAAAGTAGCAGATGCCCTTGGAGTAGATGATAATGCACTTAGAACTATTATCAAACACGAAAGCGGTGGAGATCCAACAGCACATGACCCTTGGGGTGTTAGTGCAGGACTTATTGGTTTTACCAGTAGTACAGCTAGACATTTAGGAACTACTAAAGAAGCAATATTAAACATGTCAGCTATAGATCAGTTAGATTTGGTTTATAGGTATTATAAGATGGTTGGTGCTAAACCTGGAATGGATGCCGGACAACTTTATATGTTAACCTTTATGCCAGCTTATGCTACTGCGCCAGATGATACTGTATTAGGACAAGAAGGCGGCGGTGAGTTAGGTCATACTGGACTTAGTATGGACAAGATATGGAAACAAAATCCATTATTCAGCGGTAATGGTCCTAAACATAAGTCAGGTAGTAGAACATATTTTACAGTCGGCGATGTAAAAAAATCAGTCGGCGGTTAAACACTATAAATACCTACATGAATTTAGTAGGAAAACTTTTAATTGCACCCCCAGCCGTCAAAGGCAATTTTTGGTATAAGACTGTAGTTTTAATTACAGAGCATCATCATGCTGGTACTGTTGGAGTTGTTGTAAACAAACGTAGTAGTTTAAGTATAGAAGATTTTGGACAACAACTAGGATTACCATTAAATGTAGGCGGATATGTTTACCAAGGTGGACCTGTTAATCCTAATAATTTAAGTTTTATACATAGTAGCGAATGGTCTAGTAAAAACACAATGCGTTTATCCGAAGACTTTAGTCTCAGTAGTGATGAAGAAATATTGCCTAGATTAAGTTTGGGAGACTTTCCAAAACAATGGAGATTATGCATGGGCGTAGCTGGCTGGGCTCCCGGGCAGTTATTAGGTGAAATGCAAGGTATTCCTCCTTGGAAACGCGAGCACAGTTGGTGTACTTGTAGTGCAGATTTGAATTTATTATTTGATAACGATAATGCCGATCAGTGGTGTAGTGCTATTGATCAAAGTGGCAAGGAATTTGCCCATAACATCTTACTGTAATCATTGTTGACTTAAATACAAGATGAGCGTATAATATATACTTCATAGGTTGGGTCTGTAACACAACAAAAGAGGTAAATCAAATGGCAGATACTCTGCTACTTAATGCTGATGGCAATCCAGTTAGTTATATGCCATTAAGTACATTAATTTGGGAAGATGCAATCAAATATTTGGTCTTAGATAAAGCCGATGTAATACTTTACCACGAAAATTGGATTGTAAGATCTGCTCGTTGGGAAACACCTGTACCTAGTGTAATGATTCTCCGTGATTATATGAAACCAAAACTAACTGTTAGATTTAGTCGCAGTAATGTCTACTTACGAGATAATGGAGAATGCCAATATTGCGGTGATTTGGTTGACCGCAAAGAAGCAACATTGGATCACGTGATGCCTGTTTCAAAAGGCGGTAAAAGTGTATGGGATAATTGTGTTACTGCTTGTGGTCCATGTAACTCAAATAAAGGTGACAAGACCAAAGGCTGGAAACCTAAAATCAAACCTTACAAGCCAGACTTCTACGAACTTGTAAATAAGCGTAAGAAACAAGAGTTTAATGTAAGGTTTAAAGAATGGTTACAATTCATAAATTAAAAAAAGCAATGTGGTTAACTCTAGGATTTTTATTCCTAGGGTTGGCTTACATCGGAGTAATCACTCCAGGTATTCCTTTTAGCACTCCAACAGTAGCTGCCGCTTATTGTTTCAGCAAAGGTAGTGAACGTATGCACAATTGGATCATGAATCATAAGATTTTTGGTCCGTTCCTTCGCGGATGGGCTGAGAAACGTGTATTCCCTACAAAGGCACGTTGGCTAATGATTATTATGATGGATTCAAGTCTAGTCATAATGTGGTTTACTACACACAATATTAAAGCTGTTATTGGCACAGGCATATTCATGTTGCTATGTGCAATTTGGGCATTACGTTATCCTAAGAGTATAGAAGATCACGATCAAAGAGTAGCTGAAGGTAAAAAAGTCGGCTGGTTCAAATAAAAGAGTAAATAGTAGTACTTAATTAAAAGGTGCTATTATGCAAAAAATCTTATTAGGCTTACTCTTAGCCTTTATCAGTGTTACAAGTTCAGCTTGGACACAAAGAGCTCCCCAAGATCCTAAAACATGTGCTGTGCATGCACAATATGGATTCCCACAAACAACTGGAGTACAACCAATTTGCCGTCAAGCATATCTAGTTGGCTATGATGCGGCCGCTAAACTACCAAAATATGTAACATATGAACTATTGCCACAAAACGCACTAGGTTGTGTTGCACGTACAAACGCATTTGCCGTTGATCAATCAGTACCAGGTGGTGCAACTCCAGCTGACTATGCTGGCACAGGCTACGACAAAGGACACATGAGTCCAGATGGTGACCTAAGCTGGGATCCACAAGTGGAGTTTGAAAGTTTTTTGATGACCAACATGAGCCCACAAGCTGGTTCCTTGAATCGTGGCATTTGGAAGTTGTTGGAAACATCAGTACGTGGTTGGGCAGTACAACGTAATCAAAGCTATACAGTTTATGTAGGCGGTGTTTACAATGCTCAAGACAAGAAGATTGGTAATGGTGTAGTTGTTCCACATGGTTTTTACAAAATTGTTATTAACAACCAAACTAAAGAAATTGCAGGATGGGCATTCCCACACGTAGCACCATATCCTAACTTGGGCAATGACTTAACCAAATTCCGTTTGCCAATTGCACAAATTGAACAAGCAGGCGGTGTACAATTTGCTTTCCCACAAGGCGCAGTTGAACTACAACCAGGCAAAGAATGGCCAGTAGACTTTGGAGCTTTGACTCAAGCCAAGAGAAACAAGTGTGGAGCAAATGCTTCCACCGACTGATCAGGATAAATATCCAGTATACCCCGAGGATGATGGATATGACCGTCCGAGAAACCCTTATAGCCCTGTGTAAAGATATTTACTTGGGGCTAGCGAGATTAGGGTGCGGGTTAGCTGGAATTTATTATGAAGA